AGCGCCATCGACAATGTAGACGTTGACGCCGTTATCGCTGATCTGAACCTGACCAGCAGCCGTGTTCAAAATGCCAATAACGTTAGGCACTAAGTTGGATGACAACGCATAAACGTAAGCGCCGCAAACAACAATAAGCTGATTGCCACCAGAAACCGTGTGCATCCCCCGAACTTCAGAGGAATTTAAAATTGCTTGTGTGGTAAGACCTGGTGTTGGATAAAGCGCAACTACCCCACGATTGCCAGCTTGCTTTAGCGGGTCAATTTCAGGTCGCCAGTTAATACACTCTTGCGACTCTTGATAGATAGATGGGGCTTCGTAACTTGGCCCAACAAAGCCAAAGTCACTCATCTAAAGAACCCTCCGCTAAGAATCCAGCCAGCATCCTTCTGGCGACCCACCAGCAAAGCATCGGCATAACGTGCAACTTGAGGCGGTTTCATGTTGGTGCGCTTCACAGTCGCCTTGGCATCGTTAGCGTTTTTTGTAATCATCGCAATTTGCGTAGGCGAGGCTTTGCCGTACATAGGCATCAAGAAATAAGCCAAGTTCCAGCGCAAAGCGTTTGTGTAGCCTTGCGGAAGCTGAATCGTGTCGTTGACACTTGTATAACGGCTAAAGATATTGTCGGTGAACATATGCATTTCACCTTGAGCGGGGTTAGGCCACACAAAAATGTTACCTAATAGCTCTGTCGGCTGATAGTAAAGCGCCTTGGGCCAAGGGCCATTCAGCGTTTTCAGACCGATCATTTCGTATTCTTCCAGAGACAACACAGCCACTGGATAGTCCAAGCCGCCGTTCTGCACAGGGATGCCATTGCTGTTTGTGTTGATACGCACAAAACAGCTAGAAATAGTCAAGGGACGCTGATAGTAAGCCGTAATTGGGAAAGGCGTCACAGTGCCATACATTGACGTACTTGAAACCGTTTGAGATACAGAAACCGTGTAAGTTCCTACACCACCCGAGCCAGTAAGCGTAGCAGTAATTTTTGTGCCATTAGTAACACCTGTTCCATAAAGAACACTACCAGCACCCAAGTACCCACTAGAGATAGAAGTAACAGTGAGGGTAGTGCCACTAATACTTCCCACAAAACTTGGGTTAGGCGTTGTAACGGCTTGGTTAAGGGTATAAGTTCCAGCTTCATTGATGTTCCCACCAGCGCCAGTATTGAAAGCAACAATTTGAGTTCCTTGACTCAAACCCATGTTGACGCCAGCAGAAGTCGTCAGATACTGCCCATTAGAAATAGCGCCAGACGTAATGATCGGCGCATTAGCTGTGATTGATTCGTTGTTAATAAACAACGACTGAGAAATTGTGTAAGTGCCTACGCCGCCTGTACCAGTTCCAAACGAAAGAATAGATGTGCCGTTAGGAATTGATGCACCAGTAATGATGCTGCCAACCTGCAAAGCGCCGCTCGACACAGAAGAAATGGTCAGCGTTGAGCTATTGATCGAGCCTATGCCAGCAAAATTGTTGACATTGGTATTAGCAACGGTCAGCGTGTTGCCGCTGATGTAACCAGTAAAACCAGCGCCGATTTCACCTGTTGGGCCAATTGTGTATTGGGTCTGACCTGGAACAATGGGAAAGATGATTTCATTTTTGTAATACACCATCATTGACTCATTCGACCATTGATCGATCATGTCGTTCAGCATATCAAACGCATCTTGCGCTGCTTCTGGCGTAGGTGTTTCACCAGCTTCTAAAGCGCCAATGTCCTTTAACGCTCTAGAAATGATATCAATTGGCATCACCATTTGTTATAGCTCCACAGTAAACACAGGCGGTTTCCAAGGAGGTGCAACAGATTTCGACTTCTCAAGAAGCGCCAATTGTTCCTCTAACCGTGATTTTATAAGATTTTTACCGAATTGCATAGATTCGTTTTCAATCCATTGCACAACGGTGCTTTCAGTTACTTGGTCAAAAGGAATTTTGCTTGATAGGTCTTGAAACCACCAATTGCCTTCAGTTTCAACAGATTTGCTGTCTTCTGATGCTATACAACGATATTTAGCGTGGGTTATGACGCCATCAATTGCTGAAATTCCTTCAATTCTCCAAGAAAATTGAGCCATTTATTCGCCCCAAATGTCTTTTGGAACAGCGGGAAATGTAGCAATAGTTGTAGGAGGATTGACAGCAATAGCACGAACCGTATTGCGGTACGCAATAAATTCTGCTTGGTTTGTCAGTTTGTGTGTACCAGTTGTCACATCAGCGTTAACAGTCCAATCAGTAGCAGACAACAAGGAAGAGGCTTGAGCCTTGTTTTGTTTTGCAATTTGTTGGCCTTGATAAGTTGCATATGCGGCGTCCAATTGAGCCTGTGTTGGCTGTGCGCCGAGTTTGGCTTCATTCCAAATCAAAACCTGATCGGCTTGTCCTTGTGGTTGACCAGTTTGGTAGTCTCCCGCCGAAAATTCAATGCTATTAACTGCAAGATATGCAATTATCTCATCATTAAGTAATGCCATAATTAAATCCTAGTGCTATTAAATTTTATTGAGAAATGCCATACAAGGTGTATGAACCAGAAGATGCAGGAGAACCGCTATTCAATTCTAAAAATATAGCAGTAATTTGATTGCCACTTGTGCTTAAAAAGCCACCAGCAGTTGTGTAATTTGATGCTGGCGCTGTTGTGCTTGTTGACATTTGACCAAACCAAGAAGGGCTATTTCCAGTCAAAAATCCTGAGAAAGTAATTATCCCTGTTGAAACACCATTAGAAGTATTCTTGGTGTTGTAATACCATTCTCCAGAACCACCACCAGCTTGACTCAAATAAGTTGGCAAACCAGATGCCAATTCCATACCTTGTGCATAATAACCACTTGTTATGTATGTAGGTGTTGAGCCATATCCCAATCTGAAAAATAATGATGTTGATGATGATGTTACAAGAGCATTAACAATTAAAACATAATAATCATAAGAATACGCATTTAGACCAGTAAATGTTGCGATTGCATTAGCAGAAGCATCAATGGTAGCTATTTTGTTCCATGCACTTCCACCTATTGAAGTCCATGTAGGCGCACTAGTTCCATTACTAGTTAAAACTTGTCCTGTTGTGCCAACAGCAGTAAATGCTGTGGTGCTACTACCAGTTTGATAAGGAATTTTACCAGCAGCACCACCAGAAAGATTAGCAACAGAAGTGGGTGTAGGAGCGGCAGCCCATACAGGCGTCCCACTACCAGCACTGGTTAAAACTTGACCAGTTGTTCCAACCGCAGTATATGCAAGAGCCGTTCCTGTGCCGTAAGGAACAGCACCAGCAGTAGGTGTTGATGATGTATTTGTACCGCCATTAGCAATGCTAATAGGGCCAGAAATCATGGTATTAGTAACGGTTGCAGTATCGCCAGTAGATACCAACGTGCCATTAGCTAATGGAACATTTAAGTTAAATGTAGACGCAGTATTTTGACCATTAAGGTTGGTCTGACCGCCGCTTGTTGCTTGAAATACTAATTGACCCATGATAGTCCTTTAAGGTGCTATATAAATTTTACTGACAGTTAATGCGCCCGCCGAGGGGTTATATTTTAGTTTAGTAGAACTTGTATAAACAGTGCTTGCTGTTCCACTTGTTGCGTTTACAAAAGTAGGATAAAAAGTAAGATTGTCCGTGGTATCGTCAGTGATACTAACACCGCCACTAACGCTTGACCAAGTTGGCGCACCAGTACCGTTGGACATTAAATACTGACCAGACATACCTGACGCCGTAAAAGCAATTGCCGAAGCAGTCGAATAAGCAACAGCGCCAGCCGTAGCGGTCAAATTAGCGTTTGTGCCGCCATAACCAAGGCCAACAACGTTACCGTTCCATGTGCCGTTTGTGTAAGAACCAGCCCAATTCAGCGTGTTAGTTGACCAGCTTGCGTTGCTAGGAGGCGAATTATGATAATCCCACGACCCTGCGGCAATCGAGTTGCTCAACAAAACAACCGTAATGTAAGAACCTGATTGAACCGTGGCGACCGTAGTTGACGAATTGTTTTGAATAACAATCGTGCCGCTAGATTGGTTATTGTTAAACGTAAACGTAGCACCATTGGGCAGCGTAGTTGCATCAGGCAGCTTAATCGTCTGACCACCAGAACCAGAAATTGCCCAATTTTGGACAGAAGAAACTGTCAACGTAATCAATGTGCCAGCAGCTTGGCTTGTGTAGCCTTCAAACAAGCAATTAGTGGTAACGTTGCCGTTTGCATCACGCAAAACGACTGAGTTAGCGCCGCTTGATGATGTAACGCCTGTGCCGCCATTAGCGACAGCCAAAGTGCCAGCCAATGTAACAGCGCCAGAAGTGCCTGTGGAAGGCGTTAAACCCGTTGTACCGCCGCTAAACGTAGAGACAAAGTTGCCAGTAAGGACAGATGTAGGAATCGTTGTAGAGGCTGTAAATGCCCCTGTGCCGTTGCCATAAACATAGCCTGTCAGCGTAGTAGCACCTGTGCCGCCGTTAGCCACATTGAGTGTGCCGCCTAACGTTACAGCGCCAGTAGAAGCCAAAGTAGGCGTAAAGCCTGTTGTCCCTGCTGAGAAGCTAAGAACGCCTGTATTGGCAATAGTTACTGCGCTGGAGCCGTTATATGAGCCGCCAGATAGTCCAGTGCCAATAGTAAGGGCGTAGGGAGCCGAGGCAGTAATTGATCCGCTGCCACCCAAAGAAATGCTAGTACCATTGACCGTAATACTAGAGTTCGTAAGCCCACTGTTCGGTATTGTGGCATTGATCTGACTCGGTGCAATGCTGATTGGAGTGCTGCTGGCAGCGGTCAATTGGCCCTGTGCATTGACCGTAAATGTCCCCACATTGGCAGCAGAGCCGTAAGAACCAGCCGTTACTGCTGTGTTAGTAATGCTAAATTGGTAAGCACTTAACGTCAGTCCAGTACCTGCTGTGTAAGTCGCAGAAACAGAGAATTGCGACCAAGTAATAGCTGTCGTGCCAAGTGTGCCGCCTGGCTGAACATAGCAATACCATGCCGAACCAGCTTGAGAGCCGGATTCAATAAAGACAACCGCCGAGATATATTGGTTGTAAGTGTTTGCGTCAGCAGCGTATGTCCAAGCACC